TTCGCCCCAGGTAAGCGTATTATTCGTGGCGCGTTTAGCAGGCGTCCATAGTGCTATAATCAAGAATCGAAAGGAAGGAGCAAAGCATGTGGAATTGGCTGAAAGGAAAAAAGACCCCTGAAGTGGCACCTGTACCAAAGGAACCCAGAATGCCTTTGATCTTATCCACGCATCAATCTTTTGATGGTATGGGAGAAAAAGCAGAAGAAAAAATAAGTCAAATACAAAAAACAGGTCTCGCCCCTTTCTTAAGCGCCCCTAAGAAGCGTAAATCCGTTAAGGATGGTAAGAAATCCAAAACCGCCATGGACTCCAATGAGCTTAGCACTAAGGCATTTGGGAGCCGAGGGATTGTAAACGAACAGCAGTTATTTTGGTACGCGCAGCAAGGTTTCATCGGATATCAAGTTGCGGCCATTATGTCTCAGCATTGGTTGATTAAGAAATGTTGCTTGATGCCTGCTAAGGACGCGGTGCGAAACGGCTTTGACATTACCGTGAACGATGGCGAGAAAGTAGACAAAAAGGTGTTGGACAGAATCCGCCGGTTGGATGTGGATTACCGACTAAATTATAATCTTATTCAATTGGTAGACCAGGGTCGCGTTTTCGGTATTCGTATCGCGATGTTTATTGTTGACTCGCCAGACAAAGACTATTATTTAAAGCCGTTTAATCCGGACGGTGTTCTTCCTCATTCATATAAGGGCATAAGCCAAATTGACCCATATTTGGTTACGCCTCAATTGGATGCGGACGCAGCGGGCGCTCCGGCCTCCATTCATTTCTACGAACCGACATGGTGGAACGTTGCGGGTATGTCTGTACATCGAAGCCATCTCATCGTTTATCGTACGGAAGAAGTGCCTGATATCTTGAAGCCTTCGTACCTTTACGGCGGCGTGTCTATCCCTCAGAAAGTTTATGAACGTGTTTATGCAGCAGAACGCACCGCGAATGAAACCCCGCTATTAGCGCTCACAAAACGCACTGACGTTCTTCAAACAGACACATCGCAAGCGGTGGCAGTCGGTCCTGAATTCTTAAAAAGGATTGAAGATTGGGTACAATTTAGAGATAACTTCGGCGTTAAAGTCATCGACGTTGACGAAAACCTACTGCAGTTTGATACAAGTCTTGCCGACCTAGACGCGGTTATTATGACGCAATTCCAACTAGTAGCATCTGCGGCTGAAGTGCCACAAAATAAGTTATTGGGCACCACGCTTAAAGGCTTTAATTCGACCGGCAACTACGAAGAAGCTAGCTATCATGAAATGCTAGAGTCTATTCAAGCTCACGATTTAACGCCACTGATTGAACGGCACTGGCTGTTGCTTATCCGTTCGGAAATTTGCCCTGAGTTCGGCATTGCGCCTTTCGAAGCCACCGTGATGTGGAAACCGCTCGACGCTATGACAACTAAGGAGCTTGCAGAATTGAATAAGATTAAAGCCGAAACCGGCGCTGTTCTTATTAACGCAGGCGTGATTGACGGCATGGAAGAACGCGATCGGTTGATTGCCGACCCTGAAAGTGGGTACAACGGGCTCCAAGCCAATGTCGTTCCCGAGAACCCCGAAGAAAACGATGAAGACTATCCGTACGATAAGGACGAGGAGGAGTCTTGAGGAATAAGAACAAACAAGGTCTTCTGCGTGGAAAGCGGCTCAATTATAATGCGGGCATTCAAGTTTGGTACAATAATTCCCTGCAGAAGCTTATCCGTAAAATGACCGCTGAGACCAAAAAGGAGCTCACAAAGCTTTTCAAACGAATACCCGTTAAGTCGTTCGCCACGGATGAAAGCATATCGTCTCAGGCTAGGATTTTGATGAATGAGTTAACTAAGACATTCGCAAGCCTTTTTGCTCTCGAATCGCAAACTTTGCCTAAATATATGTTAGAAAGAACAGTAAAAGCTAGTTCGGCGGGCGTTCAAAGTAGCCTTCAAGAATTGGCAAAAGGCATAACCATTAAAACCAGTACCGTGACTCCCGAACTTACGGACGCGGTGACCGCGTCTATTGCTGAAAATGTCTCTTTGATTAAGTCGATCCCCGCCCAATATTTTAAGGATGTGACCGGCGCAGTTATGCGTTCAATTACGTCAGGCCAGGGGATGTACGACCTCTTACCTGAGATCGAAAAATACGCTAAGACCACGGCACGTCGCGCTGAGCTATTGGCGTTAGACCAAACACGAAAAGCCTACACTACGGTTAGCGTCGTTAAGCTGAATAAAGCAGGCGTCACTAAGTTTCAATGGCTCCACAGTGGTGGGGGTAGAGAACCGCGCGAGTCGCATCTTAAGATTGACGGCGACATATTTACTTTTGCAAACGTTGAAGAAGAGCAGGCAAAATTAGGCGTCCCAAAACAAGACAGAGGATTGCCAGGTTACCCTGTTAATTGCCGATGCGTACTTCTTGCTGTGGAAGAATACGAAGAATAGTTTTTGACACTTATACCGTTTTGGTGCTACTCTATTAATATTCCTGCTCGGAGTATTTTGCATGCCACTTAAATCTGGCTCATCTCAAGAAGTCATCGGAGAAAACATAGCGGAACTCAGACACTCTGGGTACCCGCAAAAACAAGCAGAGGCGATTGCCGAAAGTAAGGCACGCGATGAGGATTTAGGTAACATTTCCCGCAACGATACGACACCAGAATCTGAAACAACAAAAAGCTCCAGAAGTTACGATGATAACGGATGGCCTGAAATTAAAGGTAATC